TTTCCGTTAGCAAAGAGCGATGAAGTAGAGTTATTGCTAAGTATTAACACTAAAGAAGATTTAAAAGTATTAGCAGAAATCAATGGTATCGATGACAAAGAAATAAAGGAAATATTTAAGTGAGTTTAACTTGCACATATTGTAAAAAGACATTTATGAGTGAAAGAACTCTAAGTGCTCATATGTGCCCACAAAAAAGAAGGCACACAGATAAAGATTTAACTCATGTAAGATTAGCATTCAGAACTTATCAAAAATTTTATGAAATAAACATGCATAATGCAAAGACAAAAACGTATGATGAATTTGCTGAAAGCAAATACTACACAGGTTTTGTAAAGTTTGGTAGAAAAATGGTTAAAGAAGATTTACTAGAGCCAAACAATTATGCAGAATGGCTAATTAGAGAAAGTGTTAAATTAGCAGACTGGACAAAAGATGCTACATATGACGTTTACTTAAAAGAATTGATTAAAAAAGAACCTGCACAACGAGGCATAGAAAGAAGTGTTAAATGTATGCAGGCATGGGGAGAAGAGAAAAGTGAAGACTGGGCAGATTACTTTAGAAAAGTAGCACCGCAACTAGCAGTCTATCACATAAGGGGTGGTAAAATTTCTCCATGGTTTTTATTCCTAAGCGAAAGCGGACAAGAACTATGGGGAAAGTTTAACAGTGAACAAGTTGAACTTATAAAAGATATTGCTGATCCAGGATTTTGGAAAAGAATATTTTTAAAAAACACAGAAGAAGTTAATCTAGTACAAGACATAGCGGAGGCGTCAGGATTATGAACGTAAAAATAGTAAGTCACAGCCAAGCACCATATAATGATGCTTTGCACAAACATTCAGCATTAGACTTAATAGCCTATTGCGCCAGGGTGAGTAACCCAAACAATCAAAATAATATAGAAACAAATGAAAAACTTGTGAAGTATTTGATGAAACACAAACATTGGTCACCACTTGAAATGGTATCAGCATGTCTGGAAATAGAAACCACCAGAGACATTGCACGTCAAATACTAAGGCACAGAAGTTTTAGTTTCCAAGAGTTTAGTCAACGTTATGCTGACCCTACACAGGATCTAAGTTTTGAAATCCGTGAGGCTAGATTACAAGATCTTAAAAATAGACAGAACAGTATTAAAACAGATAACGAAGAGTTAGAGTTGGAATGGAGACAAAAACAAGAGGATCTAATTAGACAAGCAACAGACACATATACTTGGGCAATAGAAAACGGTATTGCTAAAGAACAAGCAAGAGCAGTATTACCAGAAGGTAATACAATGAGCAGAATGTATGTTAACGGTACGTTGCGTAGTTGGATTCACTACATTGAATTACGTGGTGCAAATGGTACACAGCAAGAGCACATTGACATTGCTCATGCAGTAGCAGATGTTATAGCAAACATATTTCCACTTGCAGAAGAATTTAAAGGTAAAGAGATATGAAAAAACGAGAAGAAATGTTAGTAATCACAATGGAGGAATGTGCAGAACTTATTCAGGCATGTAGCAAAATGATAAGATTTGACGAACCGTGTGATTATAAACAATTACAAGATGAGATCGGCGATGTCATGTGTATGATAGATATACTCAAAAATGGCGGCCTTGTTACTGATGAACAAATACAAAAACGTATGGCAGTTAAAAAAGAAAAACTAATGAAGTGGAGTTTATTGTTCAGTGAAGATTGATTTTGATGTAGATATCGATATGGCTAACCGCGATAAACTGCTTTGTGTGTTAGATAATATCACAGGTAGTATCAAACGTCCAGGTGGCATGGAAAAACACAACACAGGCGTTTATATACAGCCTATACCCCATGATCCTGTAACAGGGTTAAGTAATATTGATCACAAAGAAGCAGATGATTTAGGTTATTTTAAATTAGATGTACTAAACAATAGTGTATACAACAATATAGAATCAGAGCAGGAGTTAGATAGATTATGTAGTCAAGAACCTGTATGGGATTTATTTGGTGCTAAAGAAATAGTAGAGCAACTATTTCATATTAGTAATCATTTTGATATTGTAAACCAACATAAGCCTACAAACATAGATCAACTAGCAATGATACTTGCAATGATAAGGCCTGGTAAAAGACATTTAGTCGGCAAAAGTTGGAGTGATATTGAAAAGGAAGTTTGGATCAAAGGTGACAATGACACATACTCCTTTAAGAAGTCTCATGCATATAGTTATGCGATGGCAATAATTGTTCAGTTAAATAAGTTAGTCAGCCTTCTTGACTAATTGAATTGTTCTTCTTTTAATTCTTTTCTTAACTAGATTATGAATGCTGGTCACTGGACCAAATATAACATCTATATCTTTGTTATTGAATGTTTTTAAACAATTCCTAAATTCTCTCATCTCATTAAATAAAAACACATCAATAGGGATTTGCCGATTACTTTCCCACCACCATGTTTCTCCTAATTCTACAAATTGTTTCTTTTCTTCGGGTGCAACTAGCACATTATAATCGTAGAAAGATGTGACTGCATTGTCTTGATTTTGAACTATACCAAAGTATTCCTTCTCACCATAAGTAAGCATAGTAAAGAAAGGAAACTTTTCTTGTATTTCCTGTTGGTCCTGCATATTTTTATTTATACCTTTGTAGATAAATACATTATAAGGAATGAACATGTATGAGCAATTTAACACTATTAATGTATCAATCAAACACACTGAATCTTGTAAAGAAGCAGGAAAATTATTATGTGGATAACAGAAGTATGAACAGAAAAGAATTTATAGTACACAAAGGTATGGACAATATCGTGTACATCAATATTACAAATCAAGATAGAAAAAAAGAAAATGTGTATAATAATGATATACAAGCAGACATTATCAAATACTCTACTAACGAAAAAGTATTGACAAGGTTTGCAGTACCTGGTCTTAATAAAGGTACAGCAGAACTCAAACTGTCAGAAGAAGATATGAATTCCTTAGTTGAAGGGCAATACAAAGTTTCATTTAAAAATGTTGCAGACGATGGCACTAAGACTCCGATCTATTCTGATTACAATAATGGAATACTTTGCACATTAATAGTAAAGAATGATGCAAACCCAACTCCAGTAGCAACGCAGGTTGCAAATGTTTGGAGCCAAACTAAAAATACTGGCAACGGTGATGCCGCAAATGAATTCACTAGTGGTTCATTCGAAGGTAATCAACACAAAAACTTTAGAGATGCAACTCATACAATAGGCTTATACTCAACTACATTTACAGGTAATGTTTTTGTAGAAGGTAGTTTAAGTTTACAAGCACCATCAAGCGATGATTCCAATTGGGCAAGTGTTCCTGTAGTCAACAATTTAGAAAGAATACCAATGGCAAATGTGTCTGGTGTAACTTATTACAGTTTCACAGGCAACTTTAATTTCTTAAGATTTAAATATTCTCCTGGTCCAACTAATTCAGGATCATTTGATAAAATCCTCCTCAGAAATTAAATATTACTATGCATAAGTTGAACAACGGCATCCACGCCTGTGTGTTTCCTACTAGGTGTGGCACACGGTGGATAGGAAAAAAATTATTTGATCATAATTTATTGGATTATGCCGCACCCCATCATATGTTTGATTTAAATGAGTTTGATAGTAATTTACAAAATATCATGTTTGTACGAAATCCATTTACAAGAGAACGCAGTATATTTAGATGGAAAGCCATCATTCAAAAAGATGTGTATGAAAATATAACTTTTAGTGACTATGTAAACAGCGAATTGTTTTATCACGAGCCATCTTATATAGGAACATATCAAGACAACATAAACTTAATTAATAAATTTGTACATTTAGAAGATATAAGTGATTTTTTACATAAAACATTTAACATAAAAAGCGAGTACATACTCGATTATCATTTCCCAGTAGATGATTTAGACGATGTATCTGCATTTGATAATAACATGAAAGATCGTGTACTAGAGAAGTATGCACAAGATATAAAACTGATAGATTTTAACTTGACTTCATACATATAATCTAGTATAATAACAGCAATGGAGCACTCTGACGCAATACAACAGGTACACGAGTTACTAACATCTCATATACCGCATAAGCATAAAAAGACACCTGCTGGTTGGGTAACTTTTAGTTGCCCTATGTGTAACGATAGAAGAGGTAGAGCAGGTGTAATTGCCACTGGTCCTAAGATTGCGTATAACTGTTTTAACTGTGGCTTCTCTACAGGATGGAGTCCTAGCAAAAAGATTGGTAAAAAGTATAAGGACTTAGTTGTAAAGTTAGGTGCAACTAATGAAAGTGTAAAGAAACTTGTACTAGAACTTATGAAGATCGAAGAGTTTGATAGCGAACTTGATGATATTGTAATAAACTATGAAAAATTTAAACCAGTAGAATTACCAAATGTAGTAAACGTCAGAGATATTCCTAAACTGCCATACAACGAAGCACATGAAAATATAATGTTGTATGCAAAAGAAAGAAAACTACTAGACACAAATTATGATTTGTTTATTTGTGATGACTTTATGTTAAAGAATAGATTAATAATACCATTCTACTACAACCAAGAAGTAGTAGGATATGTAGGTAGGCATATAAATCCACCTACAAAAGAAACACCTAAATATATTAACAACAGTCAAGCAGGATATGTGTTTAACATAGACAAATACATTTACTCAGATAGAGATATTGTAGTAGTAACAGAAGGTGTTATTGATGCTATACTAATAGATGGTGTAAGTGTATTAGGTAATACCATGAACGAAAGACAGATACAACAGATAAATTCGTTAAATAAAAGAGTAATACTTTGCCCGGACAGAGATGCACCAGGCAAAGACTTAATAAGGCAGGCCGCTGAACTAGGGTGGGAAGTAAGTTTCCCACCTTGGCACACAGATTGTAAAGATGTCGGTGATGCGGTTACCAAGTATGGCAGACTTTTGACATTATCTAGTATAATTAAATATGCTGTCGCAAATAAAATTAAGATTGAAGTACAGAGTAAAATGTTATGAGTGATATAAAAGAATACGGCGAAGATATACAAGAACTGTTTCTAAGATTTTTAGTTACAGATCCTGATGTATTCGTAAGGGTAAACAATATCGTTGAGCCTTACATGTTTAATAGAAAATACAGAGAAGCAGTAGAGTTTTTAAAAGACCATGCTAACAAATATGCTAGTATTCCGACACTAGAACAACTAGAAGCAGTGAACGGCATAGAATTAAAGCCAGTTGAAGATGCACATGACAGTCATATGAGTTGGTTTATGGATGAGTTTGAAACATTCTGTAGACATAAAGCATTAGAAAAAGCAATACTAGATAGTACAGACTTATTAGAAAATAAAGACTATGGTAGTGTAGAGGCACTTATCAAAGAAGCAACTGGCGTAGGTTTAGTAAGTGATTTTGGTTTAGATTATTATGAAAATCCTAAAGAAAGATTACAATGGATTAAAGATCAAGCAGGAGCAATAAGCACAGGTTGGAAAAACTTCGATCAAAAGTTATATGGTGGACTTAATAGGGGAGAACTTACAGTATTTGCAGGTGGTTCAGGTGCAGGTAAGAGTTTGTTTTTACAAAACTTAGGTGTAAACTGGAGTCAAGCAGGACTTAATACTGTTTATTTGAGTCTAGAGTTAAGTGAACAACTGTCAAGTATGCGTATTGATGCTATGGTCAGTGAATATGCAACCAGAGATGTCATGAAAAACATGGATGATGTTCACCTAAAAGTAGTAATGAAAGGTAAAGGTGCAGGTAAATTCCGCATAAAACAGATGAGCAATGGTGTAAATGCCAATGATATTAGGTCGTTTTTGAGAGAATATGAGATACAAACAGGCATCAAAGTAGACGCATTATTGGTAGATTACTTGGATTTGATGATGCCAATTAGTGGAAAAGTGTCACCAAGTGACTTGTTTATTAAAGACAAGTATGTATCTGAAGAGTTGCGTAACTTAGCAGTAGAATTAAATGTACTGTTAGTCACAGCATCGCAGTTAAACAGAGGTGCAGTAGAGGAAATAGAGTTTGATCACAGTCATATTGCAGGTGGTATTAGTAAAATACAAACAGCAGATAATGTTGTGGGTATATTTACAAGTAATGCCATGAGAGAACGTGGTAGATATCAGATACAGTTCATGAAAACACGTTCAAGTAGTGGTGTTGGCAGTAAGGTAGACTTAAAATTTAACCCAGAAACACTGAGAATCGAAGACCTAGAGGAAGACGAAGAAACATATGACACCATCAACACAATAACAATGACCGAAACACTCAAACGATCTTCAGCGATTAGAAGCGACGATGATGCCACAGAAGACAATGTTGACATTGTACAGCAAGGTTTGGAACTTAGGAATCTCCTCAAGAAGAAGTAATTTTGATAAATATGCTTAAACGGAGATAAAATGTCCTTAAATCACAGATCAATCTTAGATGAATTAAACTCTATAGTTTCAGAAAGAGACAAACTCAATGTCATTGAGTCTAGAGGTAATCACATTATCAAAAGTGCCTTAAATTTAATCGAATTAATTCAAGAAAACTTTGATGAAGCAGAAGCATTAGACTTACAAAGGCGTCTAATTAATTCTATCAAAGGCAACAGGCCAGAAAGATTTGTAAAGGGCGTACAGATTATCAAAGAATCAAGGTCCAAAACAAATGAAGATTAATGAAGTAATTCAATTCGAAGACGAAAATAGAAGAAGTAGACGCATGGCCTCCTTAGATAGGGACGGTGATAAATTAATGTGGAAAAACATTCTAAAAAACAAAGATCAATATGATGCTTTTGAATTTGAATTAAGCGGTGTCGATCAAAAAGCATATATTGATAATGGTGATGGCTTGATGTATATTTTTGATCCTGCAATAGGTGGTTTTGTACAAGCAGATATATCTATTATAAGGCAGGTACAGAAGCAACGAGTAAAGGCGCAGAAAGGCAAAGGGCCTACACTTATACAAAAAATAAAAAATTTATTTGATCCAACTGATCCTACACAACCAGGAGCCGCTTCTGCAATGAAGTATGCAACTAAACCTAACATGAGAGGTGCTCTAACACCGAACTTTAATAAAGCATTAGGTATGGCTGGAGCAAGAGTAGGCGGAGTTATCGATAGAATGAGAGCAAAAAGACGCAGTAAGCAAATTGTCGGCGATGTGTGGAAAAAGGTATATGGTATTGCAGAACCAAAAGCCGGTGACGAAATAGTTTATAAAAATAAAAACGGCGAATTTAAAACTGCAAAAGCAATTGGACTAGACCTCAAAGTGGATAGAGATGGCGACGGAGTACCAGATCTACTTTGTTCAACACCAGACGGTAAAACTCAATTTGCACTTATAAGTTCACAAGTATTAAGTGTAAACGGAATGAAAATTAAGAGAGGTGCCGCACCAGAGATGCCAGCACCTCTAAGTAGTGACCCAGGCGATGCTAGAATACCAAAAATTGATACGAGTTTTTAATGAGAGCAGTCGATCTTACTAAAGGATACTTAACTGAATGTGTAATTCATCACAGACTAGATGAAAGCAAAAACACTCACCTTGAACATTTAGAAGATTTAATATTTAACGACGGATTACCTGGAGGTAAACAAGCAATACAATACCTTCACAGTTTTCATGAGATGCTGAAAGGTAGTGCTAAAACAAAATTCAACTTAACAACAAAATGGGACGGTGCTCCAGCAGTATTTGTAGGTACAGACCCAGCAGACGGTAAGTTTTTTGTAGGTACTAAAAGTGTATTCAACAAAAGAAATCCATTAGTAAACAAAAGCATCGAAGACATCAAAGCAAATCACGAAGCAGAAGGCTTACAAGAAAAATTAATTAGTGCATTTATGCATTTACAAAAATTAAATTTTAAAGGAAAAGTTGTACAAGGAGATTTACTGTACACAGACGACAGTATATCAGAAGCAAATATCAAA